TCCAAGATCTTGTGCTACCAAGCTAATCCAAACGTCAGATGAGTCCTGGGGCCATGGATGCGCTAAGTCATCCTGGTTGACTACCCAGTAAGGCACGTCAGTGGTGATGGTTGGGCCACATTTCGCGATGCTGTTGCGTTGATACGCACGACACCAGTTGGAGATGAACGGTGTTTGTCCATCAGTAACCAAGTAGGCTGTTGTTTTGGCCCAACCCACTTGATCAACTGGCGTTGTCCCATCCACACTTGTATGTAGTTTGAGCAAAGTGCGGAGTGGTGACTGCATCGATGCCGGTGAACTCCAGGCATCTGCAAAGACTCTTGAGAGGAACGAAACTGGCTGTCCCCGTTGTGCGCGATTGCAGACTCTAAGGTCAAACCCTAGGTCGCTAGCCGCTTGTGCGATTAGATCATCAGCTACGCTGCCCCCGCGTAGCCCGTCGTCACCGTATGCAAGACCAATGTGTTTGTAAGCATCCGCAGATGACATCCCACTCATCCTATTAGCTACGTAGGAAACGAATGCGTTACAAATCGAGTTTCCGTCTGTCGTGGTTGGCGATCCACTGAGACGGGAACAGTCGGGGTTGTACTTCAATCCCCCTTTGGTCGCAGCCTTGGGAGTTAGCTCATTCCCAAGGAGCAATGTGAGCTCGCTCTTCGCTAAGTTCGCAACCCATCGCTTGTAGACCGCGTGCTCGACGTTGGCACGGATCCAGCGTAAGAATGTCCCATCAAACCGACCATAGTCAGTTTCTACTAACTCATCGTTGTCAGCCGCAAGATTTTGCACGGCTTCGGAGATTTCCTGTGGCGTACGACATGGCATGTACCACGCCTGTCGCTTCAGGACGTCTTCCTTGAAAGCGTAAGTGTAGCTGGACAACCGAATGTTGTGGTTGTGCGGAACCGTTGAAATGTTCCTGGGATCATTGGGTGCGTTGTAAGCTTCGCGTTTCTGGAACGCGCTCACTCGCATGTTGTAATCATTGTGCATACGGCCCTGTTCATTCCTAGCGCGCTGCAGTGGTTTCTGTTGGCGTTCCTCGACGTAAGACATTGGGTAAGGGTAGCCGAGGCCAACCTCTCCAACCATCAAGGCAACAAAGTCTGCAGCCCACCGGTAATGTTTAGGTGTAATCTTTTCGCGCTTCTTCGCCGCGCGCTGTGGTTCATCGAGACGACCGCGAATGGTTGCCTTTTCGTTTGACAAGCTTTCAGTTGGGAAAACTGCTGTCTGGGTCAGGGCGCCAGGAGCATACTC